TTAGCTGTTGTCAATTCAACTCCATATACCCTTTGTGATACCCCTGCTCTTCAGCTTGCAACTGAGTGGCGTAAAGGCATTGAAGCTGCTGAACGCATTGCTCGTGACAATCGCATGGATCGAGCCTTTACCATTGCACCAACGGCGACCTGTTCGTATAACTATACGGACCTTTGTGGTAACACTACTTGTCCAGAGATCGCCCCACCCATCAACAGAGAAGTTGATAGGGTAAGCTCCACCTTTGGTACACAGACTGTCTCTTACGGTGACGTTGAGATAGCTTCTGAAGTTGGATACAAGTCCTTCCTAAATGTTGCAAATGGCCTGGTCAAAATGATGACCGACACAGGCCTGTTCCATGGATATTCTCTGAATTGGTGGGCCGATTGTGTCACCATGGATGAGAATTTTATCCAGGACTGGTTTGCATCCCCCCAAACCTCTCTCTATTACAGCTTAATGGTGCAACCAGATACACTCCGAAAGGACGATGCTGCTGCGATCATCGAAGACGATGACTACCGAAACATATTTGCGTTAGATGAAGAGGAGCAATTTTGTTCTTCATGTGCTGAATAAATGTCTACATACACAAAAATCGTATCTCGTAAACGTTCTTGGACTCCGCTCCAAATTACTAAAGGGACAATTGCTGAGGGGTCTGATGAGACCCTTAAGCGCTGCCTCTCGCTACGCACGCTTGAGTTGCCCGTAAAAGAAATGCTCAGCCAAGGTCTTGAAAAAGATCTACCCGATGATCCCGGCGTTATCCCTGCTCTGCAATCCAACATGCAGGATGAAGATAAACATGATCTCGGATTTCAATACGCTGTAGCAGCTCATGGTACTGATGAGAAGGCTGAGCGTGAAGCAATCATGATCCGCAAGGCATGGCTTGAAGCTCCTGAACATCCAATCCTCAAGACTGCAATTCTGGAACGCTCCGTGTTCTTTGTATTGCTTCCCTATTATAGATTTAATGGAGACGCCGGTCTTCTTAATCTAGCTAGCGATGTTAGTCGTGATGAAGTTACTCATGTTGCACTTCATGGAATGGTTGCACATGATCTTGGCCTTAAGTCTACAGCCAATCTGAACAAGCTTCGCAAGGCAACTGTTCACTGGGCTATGGATCTACTGGGTAACTCTGATAACAAGTACCTCAACAAAGACTTTTGGCTGCGTCAGTCCGACAACCTTTATACCAAAGGCCGAGCTGATGAGCTAAAGGATA